AGGCCGTTGAGGTAGAGGCCGGTCTTCTTCGTGTTGCCGATCAGGCAGCGGAAAACGCGAGAATTGAACGACTCGATGAGACGTACGCAATACCCGCCCTGCCCGGTGATGAGCATCTTGTCGATGTGGGTGTTGTACAGGTCGGTGCCGTTGATGCCGTCGCCGTCCAGGCCATTGCCTAGGATGCCGAAATCGGTGAAGACGTTGAGCCCATTTTTGCCTGCCGACACCACGAATGCATGGCCGGCGGCCGCATTCGTGTTCTTCACCAGCGAGCCGCCGACTGCGCCCCAGTTGTTATCCCAGCGGTAGCCCTCCCCGTAGAGATAGTGACCGCCGGACGTGCTGTTCAGCACAAGCGGGGCAGAGATGATGTAGGGGTTGTCGAAGAACGTCGGCCCGCCGATGGGCGTGCCGCGAGGGATGAACAGGCGGGCGCCGACCAATGCATCAATCGCGCGCTGAAATGCCGCCGTATCGTCGGTCACACCGTCGCCCTTGGCGCCGAACTGGCGCACGCTGACGGACCCCTGGTGGATCAGTTTCCACCGGGCGCCATTGGTCGCTACGATCACCGTGCCACCGTTGTCGGCGCTCGTTGTATCAGATGCGTCGTAGTAATAGTGCCCGCCGCCGCCGTCACCGGGTGTGTAGTAGCCGGCCACGTAGGCGCGCGCGTAGCGCGAGCTGCTGAGTGTCCTCAGCTCGGCGATCGAGTCGGCCCCGCGCGAGAGGATCGTCCCCCACGTCAATTGGGCGTCTCCCACTGAATCAATCGGCGGGATCTGCGTGGACAGCGTAGTGCCGATGTAGCCCCAGATTTCAGTGACGTATGCCGGGATCGGACTGGTGAATGTCAGGGTGGAACCGGCCACCGACCACTCACCGAACTCCTGCGCAACCCCGTCGAAATGCACTTCAAGGTTGCCCGAAGCGCCCGGCGGCCGGGGCAGTGTTACGAAGGTGTCGCCCGGGAGGAAATCGACCCCGGAAACCAGGGTGTATGGAATGCGATCCCCCGCACCCAGCGAGGATGGAATCGGCAGCACGGTCACGTTGCCGGTGGCATCAAAGCCGATTACCGTGTTGGCGCGGGCGCTCTGCGCCGGCAGCGGCGTGAGCGGGGTGTCCGACACGCTAATTTTGATCGAGCGGTCGGTAATCTCCTTGACCTGCTGGATCTGGATTTCGGCCCGGTCGAACGCGGCTTCGACCACATCGGCGAAGAACGGCCCCGGGTTCGGCAGGTCGGTCGGCTGGGTGTAGGCGAGGTCGCCCGTCAGGGTCAGTTTCTCGCCGGCGCTGAGATTGGACAGACCACTGCCCACGCGCGGATAGACAACGGTGCCGCCCGGGTTGTTGTCCTGGTTGCTGTTCAGGCTGACGCTATACTGGCTATCAAGGGTCAGCTCGATGTCGGCGCCGTTGGTGTCGGTACGAGTGACGAGTACGTCCTCCTCCTTGAACACCTTGAAGGAGAACGGGAAAGAGGTAGTGACACCGTTCCCGTTGTAGGGCCCGGCTTTGCGATTTTCGCTCGAAATGGTCACGGTTACGCCCTGACGGTGAATTTACAGAATTGTTCACCGTCAGGGCGCCGCTATGCGTACCCGGGCTTGACTTGTTTAGCAGTTGCTGTATCGTTACGCTAAACAGGAGAAATCATGAAAGACATGGGAATCGCTGTACCGATCTCGATCATCGCCACCCTTATCGGTTTCGGAATCGAGATCGTCAAGCTGATCCTGCGCTGATCACTTCGGCGGCGCGCCCACTAGGATAGCGCCGGGGTTCTCGGTCTTGCCGTCGGCCAGCGCGCTCAGGCCCTGCACCGTGGCGTTGATCTGCCCGGCAGGGTAGTGAAACAGGATGCCGGCTGTGCTGTTCATGGCCTTGAAGAACGCCTCGTCGGCCTCGCCCTGCGCCGCCTGCTTGCCCAGCTTGGCCAGCTCGCCGAAGAACCGCGCGCCGCCCGGGCCGCCGTAGTCGCTGTACAGACCCGTGGCGCCCTGCACGGCGGCGGCCACTTCGCGCAGCCCCACCACCGTGCCGAACAGGTAGTTCAGCTGGTCGGCGATAAGCGAGCGGATGAACTCGTCGTCATCGTCTGGGCCGCCGTGCAGCGCCGACTTCACGATCGTGCCGAGGATGGCCGGGATAGTGTAGAGCAGCGCCAGGTCCACGGCCAGTGCCGCCACGTCGCGCGACTTTTTGAAGTCAGTGCGGTCCACGGCCTCCACGGTCAGGTTGTAGGTGGTCGAAAAGAACGAGTAGAAATTCGTCCACAGCTTCTTAAACGGGCCACCGCGCTGGATCGCTGCGAGGTCGCCGATCTGGCCGCCGCCCTGCGAGTCCCGCACCGCCTGGTCGGCCAGTGCGATCGCCTTGTCCTCGGTCATGTCGTTTTGCGACATGGCCTTCTCGTAGGCGCCCCACCACGTCGGCACGTCCGCGATCAGCTGCGCCTTCTGGATCAGGTAGAAATAGGAGGCGTCCACCTTCTGACGGAATTCCGATTTGCCGCTGACCCGGTTCTGGATCTCGTTGATCTCGCGCTGCATGGTGCGCGAGCGCAGGCGCATGAAGCCCGACATCTCGTACATGTCGGCCATGCCCTTCTCCAGCCCGACCGTACCGGCGGCCCAGTGGCTGGCGCCCTTGAGCACCCATTTCGAGCCGATGCGCACCGCGCTCTGCGTGAGCCCGAGGGGCTGCATCAGCGACGTGGTAAGCCGGTAGCCCAGGCCCGCGATGGTCGAGCCTACACGCAGGTGGTTGAGGATCTTGCCCACCCAGCCGTCGGTAGCCACCTCGCCCACGGCCACATCCTTGAGCGTGTCGCGCAGTTGCGTCATGAACTGGCCGCCGTAGTGCTGGCGCACGGCAGTGTCCACGCCGCCGTTGCGCAGCAGCCGGTTCGCGTCCACCAGGTACTCGTGCCATGCCAGGTCGTGGATGACCTGCTGCACGTGGCCGGTGACGACGCCCAGATCGTAGCGCAGCGGCCGGCCGGTGGACTCCGCGCGCGCCTTCAGGTGGCCGCGCCGGGTCTGCGCACGGGTGTACAGGCCGCGCTCCATCTGGCGCTGCACCTCGGACGCCACGTCCGCTTCCGACCGCGTGCTGCGGTAGGGGTCGTACGCAATCGGGAAATACCCGCCCTTCAGTTCGCCGAACCTGGTCTGCACCGGCTCTGCCTCCACCCACTGCGGTTCGAGCCCGGTCAGGCGGCGTTCCTTCGCGGCGATGGCCGGGCGGAACGAGTCGAGGTAATCCCACACACCCTGGACGAATTTCCAGTCCTGCTCGGTCAGCGTATCGAGCAGGCTGTTCAGCTGCGCATTGCTCAGTTGCTCGCCGGACATGACGCGCTCGCGGTTCACTGCGTTGCCCATGTTCAGGGCGATGCCCAGGCGCTCCTCCTTGGTAAACGACTTGCCAATTTCCGGGAAGAACTGTTTGCGGTGCAGCGCCTTGTCCTTCAGGATCGGGCGCAGCAGTTCGTCCAGCTTCTTCGTGGCGCGCTCGTTCTCGACGGCCTCGTAGTCGCCCGCGTCGTTCATCGTGCGCACGAGGTATTCCCACGCCGGGCCGGCGTCCTCCCAACCGTCGAACTGGCGCACGATGCTGGCGAACTTGCGGTGTTCGGCCGTGAAGCCCTTGAACATGCGGCGGATATTGACCAGCGGCCCGCGATCGGATGAGCGCTCCTCGGGCACCACGCGCTTGGCGTGCTGCTCGATGCTGGCGGTGATCGCGCCGGCGGCCTCCTCGAAATCGCGCTGATCTTTGGCGGTCAGCAGCTTCTTCTTCAGGCGCCCCAGGTGTTCGATGTTGCGCACGGCGTCCACCAGCCCGCGCAGCTCCTCCACCGTCATGTCCTTGTAGGACTGGCGCGAGGCTTCGTTCAGCAGCGCCGGGTCGATCACCGGCTCCAGGCCCTGCTCCTCCTGCGCCTTCACCCAGTCGGCCAGGCTCTTGCGCTTGTCGATCGCGCGCAGGCTCTGCCCGGTGCGCAGGTCGTAGCGCTCCAGCAGGCCGTCGATCTGCTCGATGTAGCTCGGGTCGATGCTCTTGCGCGTCGATTCCTTGCCGAACTTCTTCAGGTAGTCGACGCCCCTGGCGATCTCGTTCTGCGCCGCATACGCCGCCTTGGCCGCGTAGGTGTTCACGAGCTGGTTGCGCTTCTCCAGCGCTGCCGTCTCGATGTCGCCGGCCTTGAACGCCTTCTCGGACGCGCGCGCGGCGCGCCCCTCAGCCGAGGTGTACTGGCTCGGGCGTACGTCGCGCACGCGCAGACGCGCGATCATGGCGTCGGCGAACTGGCGCGCGGCGCTGGCCAGGATCTTGCGCTGGCCGGTGGCCTGGTTCAGAGCGTTCAGTTCCGTGGCGACGAACCGGGCGCGGGCGTCGTTATGGATCGCCTCGTCGGCCGCGCGCGACATGGCGCGCGCGTCGGTCAGATCGCCGTGGCGCTCCAGCATACGCGCGTCGGTCAGGCCCTCGATGACGGAATCCACCGGCTCGGCGTCGAGCAGCGCGCGCACCAGCTGGTCGCCCGAGGTGTAGCCGAACATCTGGGCAGCCGTGTCCGGGTGGATGCCTTCCTTGCCCAACATGCCATAGCGGCCGTAGCCCAGTTTGCTCCAGTCGAGCAGCGCGAACTGGTCGCCCTCCCCGCCGTACATGTTGGCCAGCGCGTCGATGTCCAGCTTATGGTTGCCGTCGGCCTCGATCGCCTCGCCGTTGACCGTGGTCGTGCCCCGGCGCAGGAACTGCATGGCGCCGTACAGCGGCGTGGCGTAGACATCCGCCTCCACCTCGCTGCGCACCTGCGCGCGGGCGCTGTCGGCCTGTTTCTGCAGATCTTTCAGCACGCGGCTGCGGGCATTGTTCAGCCACTTCATGTCGCGCATGCTGCGCGTTTCCAGCGTCTGCAGGGCATCCTGCTGCGCCTCGTTGTTCAGGTTCTGGTAGCCGGTCCACTCGGCGTCCGTCATGTTCGGTGGCTTCGTCTCGAACAGCGGCATGGCGCCTTCGAGAATACGCTGTTCGGCGATGGCATCGGACGTGGCCAGCATGCGGTCGAACACGCTGCGCACCTCGTCGGTGAGCTGCACATTCAGGCGCGCCAGCGTGCGATAGACGTTGACCAGCCAGGCGCGGAAGCGCTGGAACACCGGTCGCAGTTCCTGACTCGGGGACTTGCCCTCGAACAGATACGCCTCGAAGCCGCGCGCGAACTGCTCGTGTTGCTCGCGGCGCTCGTTCAGCGTCATGCCGCGCCACGTGGCGAGATCGGGCACGCCAAACCAATTCAGCACCGCGTCCATGTCGTCGCGGATCTCCTGCGGCGCATCGGGGCGCGCGGCGAGATCGGACATCACCTCCAGGTAGAAGTGGCCGGACTCATGCAGGAACGTGGACAGGTCCGCGTTCTCCAGCAGGGTCAGGATCGGCGCCTGTTGCGTGATGTCGGCCGGGACGGTCAGGCTGCCACGTTCGCCCTGTCGCACCTGATCGGGAAACTTGACCGGGATTGCGCCGCCCGGCTTGCCAGTGTCGATGCGGTAATCGGTGCGCCCGTCCGGGAATTCGTCGTCGATCTGCAGCAGCGCCGGGTCGACGTTGATAGCTACGACGGTGTCGCCGTAGCCGGTGTCGGTTTCCGCCCGCGTGGTCACGTAGACATCGGGCTCCGCCGCCGACTTGAGCCGTCCGGTCTGCCGAATCCGTTCCGCGTTGGCCGCACTGGTATGGTGGTAGACCGTGACCGTTCCGTCAGCATTCAGCGGTAGGCCGGTGTCCTCGTCGACTTGTTGCGCCTGTTGTACCGCAGGCGTACCCGATACAGTGAACACGGGCGCGTTGTCCGGGGACTGCCAGCGGCCATTCTCCAGCACTGCGGCCGGGTTCTTCTCAACGGTGTAGCCGCGCCGGCCCAGCGACTTATAGACCTGCGCCGCCTGCTCGGACACAGCGCTATCGCTACGCAAGACCTTGCCCTGCGCCAAAGCATATTGCGCTAACTGCTCGTACGCCTGTCGCGCCAGCCCCTTACCCTGCTGATCGGGGTTGACGTGGGATTCCGATACGATGACTGCATCCGGCACTTCTTCGCCATACACTTCCCCGACTTCCTGATCGCCGTTTCGGATCGTTTTGATGAAGTTACTATTAGCGGCCCACCGACCGCCGAGTGCGGCGGATGTGCTGCCACTTCCGAGCCATTCCGTGTCGGTAAGCACCTGTTGTCGGGCTTGGTCCGCTGTAAGCGATACCTGTTTTCCGGTATCGCTTTTTTGTGCATGCTCGTCCAGGCGCTGCTCGCCGTCGATCAAATCCTCGCGCGCAAAGCGGATCGGGTAGCGGGCGGCCATCTCTTCCGGCGTGATACCGAGGCGCGCACCCTGCACCGCGTAGAAGTTCGCCATCAGCGTGGCGTAGTTCTGGTTTACGGCCGGGGTGAAGCGGTTGACCGTATCCAGTTCGCCGGCGATGCGCGCCTGCACCGCGTCGCGCGACTGCTTGAATGCCTCGTCCGGCGCCTGCGCGGCGAGCGTGCGCTCGACTTCCGCCTGGAACTGGTCGGCGCCGGACTGCATGAACTCCTCGGCCTCCTTCTGGTTCATGCCCAGCGGGTCGGTCTTCAGGTACGGGATCAGCGGCGCAGACAGGTCGGTCCCGGCCACGTTGGTCGTGAACTCATCCAGCGGGATGCGGATCGTGCCGCCGGTGGCCGTGGCCTCGGGCAGTTGCGCCGCTACCGCCGGCGACACGGCGGCCAGCGCCGCCACGTCCACGCCGGACTGTGCCAGGCTCGGCACGTCGATGTACACGTCCTGCACGGGGCCGTCGGCGGTGGCCTGCCGGATGAAATCGTTGAACGTGGCCGCGTCACGCGGGCGCATGAGGTTCGCGGCGGCGAGCTGGTCGGTCTGCTCCAGCGCCGCACCATTGGCCTGCGCCTGCGCGGCCTGCTGCTCGCGGTCCCGCATGCGGTTGGCGACAGCCTGCGCGCCGCGCGCGGCGCCCGTCAGCGCACCCACCGAGGTGATCGTGGCCACCAGCGTGGTGGCGGCAGCGCTCGGGCGGTCCTGCAGATACGACGTGAACGGCTTCTCCGGGTTCAGCACCGCCCATTCGTTCAGGTCTTGCAGCGCGGTCGCCACCTGTTCGCCCGGGATCTCGGCAGCCATCTGGCGCGCCACCAGACTGTAAAACGGGGTGCCTGCCTTGAAGTCGGACAGGAAGCGCGACACCGGGATTTTCTCAGTGGCGTACTCGATCGCCGCCTGCGAGGCGCCGAACGCGGCGGCCTGCAGCGGGGCGATGCCCTTGTCGCGCGCCTGACCGTAGGACTGGCCACCCTGCACCGCCGACAGCGCACCGAGTGTGGCGGCCGGGTTGCCGGTCAGCAGCGCGGCGCCGGTCTGTGCAGCGGATTGCACGCCCGAGTAGAAGCCGGTCGAAAGCGGCCCCTCCCCCTTGGGCACCATGCCCTTGGCAATGGCGTCCTGCTCGCGGCGCCAGTCGGCCACGCCGCGCGCGACGCGCGCGAACGGGTTCTCGGGCAGGATCGTGCCGGCCAGCGGTTCGGCCAGCATCGCCGCGCCCTCGGCGCCGGCCTGCACCACGCCGTAGAAGCCGGACGTGATCGCGGGCACCGCCGACAGCGCGGCCGAGCCGGTACCGGCCAGGAAGCGCACCGCGCGCTCGATCGCGCTCAGGTTCTCGGTGTCGTCGTAGCTGATGCCGGCCGTGGCCGGCTGCTGCAGCAGGCCCGACGTGGCCGGCGATTCCTGCGCCAGTTTGGCGTAATCAATCCCGTCAATCGTTGATCGGCGCTCATAGTCTGGTTGTTGCAGGCGCACGGCCTCGGCCGGCACGCCGTACTGCTTGCCCAGCGCCTGGATGCGCGCCTCCACGTCCGGGTTCGTGCCGGCCACCTGCATCATGGCCATGCGCGCGGGCGTGCCCACGCCACCGCTATCGACCACCGCAAGGTACGGATTGGCCTGCGGCTGCGTGGGGGTGAGCGCCTGCTGCGTCGCGTCGGCCGCCGGCGGGGCGGGATCGTCTGAGGGGACCAGCGACAGGTACGGGTTCGAATCAGCCATTGTTTGCGAGGGGGGCGATGCCCTTGTGTTGGCGGTACATCTGCTCGATCAGGTCGTCGGTAGGCTTGCGGCCGCGTGCGCGCAGGGCCTGCTCGATCAGCGCCCGGTCTTCCTTGGGCACCACCACGCGCTGGCCCGGGGCGACCGCGCCGGCCACAGTCTTCTGGTCGAACCAGAAGGGGCGGTTGACTTCCACGGACGTGAAAATCTGCGCCGCGATCGGCTTCATCTCCTCGGGCGACAACTTCTTGCCGGTGGATGCCTCGCGCTCGCGCACGCGCTGCTCGAACGCATTCCAGATCCGGCCAACCGTGGCCGCGCCCGTCTTGTCGCTGTCTTTCGGGGTGGGGTCGATGCCGGCCTCGCGCATGAACTGGTTGAGGATTTCCTTTCCATTTCGCAGGCGTGTCAGGTCGTCAGTCTTGCCCTGGCGCAGATCCTGCTGCTCGTTCACCAGCTGCTTGAATTCGGTGTCGCTCAACTTATCCCGATAGGAGCCAAGGTTCGTGCCGGCCAGCACCTGCGGATCACGCTTGAGGCTGTAGTACAGATCCCAGTTCGTGCGAATCGGTACGCCGGCGGCCAGCTTGCCGGCGAAGTTCATCACGTCGTCGAACTTGCCCGGCGGGATCGCCGCGCGCACGTCGTTGGGCAGCGCCGCGAAATTGCCGCCGTTCTCGATCAGCGCGCGCTGCGCGTTCTCCAGCGCCTGGTCCTCGCGCTGCTTGATCGCGGCCGTCTGCTCGGTGTACTGGCGGGTGCTGGTTTCCAGCGCGATGCGCAGCCGGTCCGGGCTCGCGTTCGGGCCGAGCGTCTCGCGCACGCGGTTGTGCACGTCCTCCAGCGTCGGCCGTGACGGCGTGCCACCCCCGCTGCTGTAGCTGCGCGAGATGCTGGCCACGTAGTTCTGCGTTTCCTTGGGCAGGTAGTTGAGCCACTGCGCGGGCGTGCCATTCTTGTTCGCCTCGCGGATCGCCGAGTCCACTGCGCCGGGGCCAGCGTTGTAGGCGGCCAGGCCCTGATTCACGTTGCCGCCGTACTTCTGCAGCATGGTCTGCAGGTAGTCGCGGCCCACCCGCGCGCGCTCGTCGGGGCTGTCGTCGGCCGCTGGCCGCACGCCGAAACCCGGGTTTTTGTTGGTGCTGTCGAGCACCTGCATCTCGCCCTTCGCGCCTTTGGGCGATTCCAGCAGCTTGCCGTCGGCGCCATAGCGCCGGCCGCCCGATTCCTGCCCCATCACCAGGTTGGTGAGGCGGCCAAAGTCAGTCGGGGCCATGCTCGACTGCACGCTGACCATAGCCTGCGTCCCGGCGGCCTGCCCGATTTTGGCGTCCACCTCCTTGGTGATCAGCCCGTTCGCGCGCAGGATGTCGTTCGCGTCCATCTGCTCCGCGTACTTTTTCATGTACTGGTCGGCATACAGCGGATCGTTGTTTTGCAGTGCAGCACTGATCGCGGTGAAATGCGCGTTGCTGGTCATCCTGCGCGCCTGCGCCTCGGCCCATTCGGCCGACTTGCCCTGCATTTTGGCAATGTCGAAAGTGGCGGCGCGGATCGAATTGACCGACTCGTCGATGGCTTGCGGGTTGCTGTAGTTGCGCCCGATCTCGTCGAGCTGGTTCTGGATCGTGCCCTCGCGCACCGAGGTCGCGTAGGTGCGAAACTCGTTATTCTCGTGCTGCATGATCCGGTCGCGGAACCCCTGCACCAGCGGCGCGGTGCGCTGTGCGAACAGTGCGCGCTGCCGGTCATTGCCCAGCGTCGAGGCGATCCCGGAAAGGGATTGCGTGAGCGTGCCGCCGTATTCGTCCGACAGCGCCTTGCCGTCCGGCCGTTCCAGCGCGTCCTTGCCCTTCAGGTTGGTGTAGCCGGCCGACTTGTCATATGTGAGCCGGGCGGCCTGTTCGCGCGCCTGGTTGAGCGCATCGTCCACGCGCAACTGGTTGGCCTGGTCGAGCAGGTCGGCCTGGATCTTGAATCCGGTATCGACCAGCGCGCCGGTGGCGCGGTCGATCTGCGCCGTCTGGCGCGCGGCGACTTGGCCGGCGATGTCGGGTGCGGCGTCGAACTGCGCGTTGGGCAGCCCTTGCCGGGCGACGGTCGGGGCGTCTTGCGTAGGAACGCGGGCCATCTGTTACTCCGAATCCGGGTAGGCAAAATCGCTGACGTAGGTGCCACGGCCACCACCGGATGCTGCCGGCGGGATGCCCTGTGCGCCGTACAGGCGATACCACTTCTCGGCGATGGATGGGGCAGAAGTCAGGAGGGACGTGGCCGCCGCGCCGCCCGGGCTGATCTGGTCAGCGCCAGCGGCATAGGCGCCGCCCCGGGCCTGCTGGTTGGCCTTCTGCACGCGGTAACCGAACGCGGCGCGCGCGGCGTTGTTGGCGAGCGTGGCCACGTCCACGTCGCGCAGATACTCGGTCGAGCGCTGCACGGCTGCCGGCGAGCCCTCATCCACCTTCACGCCGTTGGCGGCGAACGCGGCGCGCTGGGCGCCCTTGACCTGCTTCGCGCGCTGGCGCACGTCCAGCCCGGCCAGCGTGCCCTGCCGCAGCGCGTCCTGCGCCTGCAGTTCGGACAGCGCGGCGTTCATGTTGGCCACATACGCTTGGTTGGCCAGCTCGGTTTTCTGACCGGCGGCGGATAGCTCGGACGATTTGGCCTGTCCGAGGGCATTAATGCCCGCGCCGATGAGGCCCGTAGCCCCGCCACCCCCTCCCAGGAGGGACGTGGAACCCGAGGTTGCGGCACCCGCGCCGCCCATATTGGCGAAACACATGTTAGCTATTCATCTCAAATGGGTGGAACGGCATGCTGTACGGACCAAAAGGAACCGTGTGGGAGTGCACAGTAAAGCCCATTCTGCGCAGCCACCTGATACTTTTGGTATTTCTCGCGTCCACGTGGTTCGACAAGCGAGGATAGCACCGCTTCATGACCGAAAGGTATCGCAGAGCTACCTTCATAAGCGTACCGGGGGCGCGTTCCATGTGGGTCGTGGCCATCATCCAGGGCTGCGCCTCATCGCCGCCGAGCACCGTGCCCATCGGGAACAGGCCGCCGATCATGCCCAGTTTCCCGTTCACGATGATGGCCCAGGCGTGGGAGGAGCGGGCTACCACATCGGCCATGGCCCCGGCTTCGTCCACACCATGTCCGATGGACGCCTCCAGTTCCGCGCGATCTGCTTCGCGCATGCCGGCCACGAGATCCCGCACATCCTGCTCGGTGGGCCAGCGCACCTCAACGTTACCCGCCAATCGACACCTCCATCGTCATCGCCGCAATCGTGACCGGCAGCGGGTAGGTCTGCTCGATGCACACGCTGCCATCGGCCTGCCAGCTCGGGGTCAGCACCAGTTCGGCCTGCCACGTCCGCAAGGACGGCGGCGAATTCCACGGTTCGGTGGTGCGCGTCTTGGTTTCCTTGAGCGCGTCGAAGCGCGGGCCGGCGAACACCGCACCCGACTCCACCACGCGCATCCACACCTTGTTCACGTTCTTCTGCCGGCCTTGCCCGAACGCCTGCGTCTCAAATGCCAGCGGCAGCGTCTGCATCTGCGCCGTGATCGGCAGGCCCACCGTGATCGTGGAGCACATGGCGGGCGCCTCCAGCGTGATCGTGCCGCCGGTGACCACCTGCTGCGGATACACCGCGCCGTCGCCCAGGATATTCACGGTCATGCCGTTGAGCCAATCCAGCCCGCTCACCGTATTGGTCGGAACACCGGTGTACGTGGCGCCGCAATCGACGAAGAAACAATCTGCTTGCGAGGTGAACCGGCGCGAGTGCATGCGCTCGACAAAACGGCGCGTCTGCCCGCCAATCGTGCGCCGTGTGATGACATAGACCGCATCCTCGTCGCCCTCGCCGACCGAGCACACCGATTCGAACGAATCCCCGATGCCGGTGTCGTGGTGGTGCCAGCCGGCCACCTGTTGCTCGGGCACGTAGGTCAGGCCAATCAGATCCCCGTTCGAGGACACAAACCAGGCGAACTGGTACGGTGCCTTGGGCAGCGCCATGTCCACGATGCTGAACCCGTCAAACAGGTGCTGCGCCAGCAGGCTCAGATCGTTGGTGACATAGCCCTGCGCGTCGAAGCTGTAGGCCAGTTCGTTCACCCGGCCGCCGCGCGCGCGCGGATAAACGATGCGGTTGCCCACCACCTGCGGCTGTACCTGGTTCGCGCCAATGTAGCTCTGCGGCCGGGCGCTGATCGTGGACGGGGTAAGCGCCCCGGAGTCGGTGGACTGCACGCGCCACTCGGCGCTGGCCGTCAGCAGCAGCAGGTTGGTCAGTGGTACCAGGTGCCGGATGCTGTTCACCTCGCGCGCGGCGATCGTGAAGACGATGGCATCGTCGTCCTGCACCGGCAACGACTGATTCAGGTTCCGTTCGGTGCCCGACACCGTGGCCCACACGGTCTGGGGCTTGTTGTTCGTGCCGGCGAACACGCGGCGTTGCTCGAAATACGACACAGCCGCCGGGTAATTGCCGGCGCCCACGAACGGGTTGGAGGCGTTCGGCGGGCTGATCGAGGTGTCGGCCTCGATGTTGTCGTCCACGAACGACGTGTTCGGGGTCTGCCCGATGTAGCCCAGCACCCCGTTGCGGATCTTGTATACGTTATAGCGAATGGCACCCGCCACCGCGCCCCAGGAGACCTCGTTGTAATTGCCGGCCAGGGTCAGGTCATTCACTGCGGACGCAAGCGGGCTGCTGGCCACCGACTCGTCGAGCGAGTCCGGCGCCAGTGACGTGACGGCGTAATAGTAGGTGGTGGGGCCGACACCCGTAGGGACGGCCACCACCCCGGCCGGCGGGGGAAGGGTAGGCTGGAACGAGATGACGGTGTATTGCCAGTTCGTCGCGCCGAGGCGGCGCAGCTCGGCGGGCGGGTAGTTCGGATGCACCAGCGTCAGCACATCGGCCGATTGCACGTAGTGGATGTTGAACAGATCCGCCTCGGCGTAGGGCGTGGCCACTTCATACGGCACGCCCGGGGACGATTCCAGCGTGGCCCCCTGCGTGTGAAAGCGGATGTACCCGGGGCCGAACTCCAGCGCAAACGTCTGCTGCGTGTTGAAACTGAACGGAATCAGCCGCGCGCGCTGCGCGCTGTTCTTGGTGGTGTTGACGAAGGCGAACCCCGCGCGGTTGCGCGCCGGTCCGTGCGGCAGGACCTCGAAGTTGCGGGCCAGCGAGAGCCCGGTCTGGAACTTGGACAGGTCGATACGCCCGAACATCTCCGGGCTGATCTCCCCACCGGCGAAGGAACGGGCGAGCGTGCGGATCTGTGCCATCAGCGCCCCGCCATCCAAGCCACTTTCTGTTGTGGGCGGACCTGCCGCTGCACGGCATCGGCACTACGGGCGCGCGCCAGCGCGGCCTGATACGCCTGGAACTGGCCCGCGCTCTCGGCGCGCCCCTCGGCGCCCTTGATGATCGGGCCGGCCAGATAGCTGGCCAGCAGCCGCGACAGAGCCTGCGTGAAAATGGGTGAAAACTTCGTGGTATCGGTGATGCGCACCACGTAGCGCCCGACGGCCTGGATCTGGTTCGTCAGAATGATGATGTTGCCGTCCTCGTCCGTCTCGGTTTCGAATGGCTGGGGCACGTAGGTGACGGTCGGAAACACCGTGTCGCCGAAGGGTACGCGCGCCGGCAGCGGCATGCCGATCGAATAGTCGTCGTTGGCATCCGGCGGCAGCACCGCAAAGAACTTCAGGCAATCGTCCGGCTGCGCGTAGGCGTATTGCCACATCGGATAGCCATACGACAGGTTGGCCAGCGCAATGCGCCGCGTGGCGAACGACCACGTGTGCTCCTGCAGCACCTCGTCGAGCGCTTGCGGATACCACCGCGCGCAGTGGTCGGCCTGCGCGCTGCCCTCGGGCGGGTCGATGCTCGCCACGGTGGCCTCGTCGCCGAGGTGGCTCAAGGCCAGGTTGCAGATATCTGCTTCGCTTGCCACATTATTCTCCTACGGCCACCACATCGACCGAGACACCCGCGCCGACCAGCGACACGGTAATCAAACCCAGAACGGAAAGCGCGGGCGCCGTGCAGATACCCGTGGCCCCGGTCGTGTTCTTCGTCGTGGTGCTGACGTTGCGCACGTCCGCCGCGTTGGTGCCGGGGGCGGTTGCGTTGGCCACGACGCGAGGCGGGGAGGTGAAGCCAGCAGCGGCATAGTTCACCGACCACACACCGCTCCCGTTCGTCGTAACTGTGCCGCTCCATACCTTGGCGCCTGCTACCAGGCCGCCCGTGTTGTAGACCAGTGCACCGGCGGGGCCGGTTGCGCCAGTGGCGCCAGCCGGTCCGCGCATGCTGCCGCCGCCCATGAAGGTGTCGGTCATGGCATCACCTCGGCAGCCGCCGGACCAGGAACGACCAGGACACATCCTTGGCCGCGCCGTCGTTGTTGGTGATGCCCAGCACGTGGTCGGTGTTCGCGGCCAGGCGGATCTTGTCGGTGTTCGGATCGCCGAACGCGGCGTTGACCGTGTTCGTAGCGTCCAGGCGCAGCGTGAACAGTGCGGCCGGCAGCGCGCCCGGGGTCACTCCTACGCGGCAGGTCTGCGGCTCGGGCGTTGAAAGCCCGAGCGCGGTGCGATCGCGGTTCGTGCCGATCACCGGTGTGCCGCCGGTGCTGCTCGCGCCCTCGTAGAGCGCGATGGTGATGCTGTTGGCCGTTGTGCCGTAGCTGCGCCGCTCGATCAGCACGGGGTACGGCCCGGTGCGGAATGACGAATAGTTGGTGCCGCCGCCCGCCAAGGCGGTGACCACGTTGCTGTAGACGAACATCTCCCCCGCGATGGTCGCCTGTACTGCGTCGTCACGGATAACGTCGCTCATGACCTTCACCTTTTTAGCAAAACAGGGGCGCGCGGCCCCTGTTCTGGTTCTTCTTGTCGGCTGGTGCCGGGATCAGGCCAGTGCGTCGCCGTCCTGTTGCCTGCCTCGTACCGGTGCCTTCGGCTTCTCGACGGGCTCAAACCAGGTGCCGCCCGGGCGGGCCAGGGAAATCTTGGCCTGCTCGTCGTCGATCTCGAACTCGTCGCCGGGGTTGCGGAAGGCGTGGCCATCCTTGCCGGCGTAGCCGTGGGCAATTGCTCGAACGCGCATTTCGTTCCTCCTTAAGCGACGGTGAAGCCGGCAGCGTAGGCGCGGCTGGCTTGCGTGTCCTTCGTCATGAAGGCGTCGGCCGTGCCCACCGTGACCGCAGCGCCTGCGATACGGTAGACCACGCGCCAGTAGCGCTCCATGCCGATCGGCAGGCGTTGCTGCACGATGAAGGTGTTCGCCGTGAGCGCGGTCGGGGCCAGTGCGGCCGTCAGCGGGAATTCCCGGGGCGTCGCAAACCCGACGTTGTCATCGGTCTGGAGCACTACTTGGACGGTGCCGCCGACGGCCGTCACGGCCGTGCCGATGCGCACGTTCATGTAGATTTCCTCGCCGATGCCCTCGTCGTGGTTCTGGCCCGGCAGCGTGCCGGCGGCCGAGTCGTAGACGTTGGTCGAAACCAGATCGCCCGTGCCAGCCACCAGCGATTGACCGCTGGAGAACTGCTCTTGAATGTCCATGTACATGGCTTTCTCCTGTGTCCTTGTGCGGTCAGACCACGCGGGCCTCGGTGTTCAGCAGGCGATCGACTGTCCGGCAGGGCACGCCCAGGAAGGTCGTGGTGCCGTTGCCGGTCCAGCCCGGGGTAACTTGCCCGAACTGCTGCAGTGCCGGCTGGATGGCCAGGGCGGTGTTGCTCTTGTCGAGCGCGGCGATCGACAGGAATTCCTTCGCGGTGCGGTTCATGTAGAACGCGGCGCGGCCCATGCCCATCTGCGGGATGCGGGCGATTGCCATCGCCATCACCTTCATCAGTGCCGTGGCGGCCGTCGGCGCTTGCGTGCCGGTTTGGCCCACCAGGTCGGACACGTCGATGTTGGCGATGCGCACGACATAGCGCCAGTCGCGCAGCGACAGACCGCACTTCCATTTCCACAGGTCCGCATACGCGCGGAAGCGCGCCGGCGGGGACTGGGTGTCGAACGCGTCGATTTCGCCCAGATCCTGGTGGTACAGGCCGGCTTGCGAGCCCTTCGGATAGATGCCGGTGGCGGTGTTGTCGCCCCACACCACGAGCCACACGCTCATGTTGTCGCTGCCGGTGCCGCCCGCGTCCACGATGTTCTGGCCGTTGGGCGCCGACTTCAGCGAGTAGCGCGCGGCCAGGCCGGTGAAGCGTTCCGGGTTGACCGTCTGGTCACCGTAGAACAGGGCTTCGCACAGCGCCTGGTTCATGCCCTCGATCTCGGCCTGCGCTTCCTGCAGGCGGAACGCTGAGGCGTCGCCGTTCAGGTCGGCCAGGTCCACGTCCACCTCGTTGCGGGCCTCCAGCATGCCGCAGGCGTCATCGACCTGCGCGCGCACCGACTTGCTCGGCTGCACGCCCTGGTACAGCTTGCGCCACGTCGGCTGGGGCAGGCCCGTGCGGATCGTGGTGCGGTGGCCGGTCGGCAGGTTGCCTTCCTTCCACAGCATGTCCTGCAGAACTTCGTTCGATTGGTTCAGCAGCTCGATCACCGAGGCCGTCGAACCATCCGGGTTGCGCGACTTCGCCCAGTCGGTGAGCGTGACGGCGCCGGTGTTGGTCGGTAGCGTTGCCATTGTTGTGGCTCCTTAGGTCTTTGAAGTGGTGTTGCCGTACAACCGCTGCGCCGTCGATTGCGTGGTACTCGTGGTAACGCCGCGCCCGCCGTCGAATCGGTCTTCACTGATCGCCTTCCCAGCCCGCACCATGAACCGGATAAGTTCCGGGTGGTTGCCGAGGCCGGTCTGGTTGAGCAACGTCTTCAGCTCGGGAGTAGCGAAAGCGTCCACGGCCTTCTTAGCCGATGCCAGGCTTTCGTCGAACTTGTCGCCGCCGTACTCCTTGTCGGCGCGCGCCTCGCTCTGCCACGCTTCACGCGCCTGTGCCACGGCATCCGCCTGCGCCGCCTGGAACTTCTGCAGTTGCTTGGCACCGAGATCGGCCAGCTTCTGCGCCTGTTCCTGCGACAGGTTCTGCTCTTTGGCAAAGGTCTTCAGGTCGCCGCCCAGTTCCGCGTCGAACTCCACGCCATCGGGCAGGGTGAATTCGGCGTATTCCTCGGGCGCGCCCTGCGGCTTGTCGTCCTCCGGCTTCTCCCCCTCTGCGGGTTTGTCGCCGTCGGCCGGCTTGGCCTCGTTCGTGGCATCCGTCTGCTGCGTCTGCTGCTCGGTTGCAGTCGTCTGGGTGCCATCGGTCAGGACCGTGGTGGCATCCGTCGGGGCTGCTGGTGCTGCTGCACCGGGATCAGTTGGTGTCGATCCGGTCGTCGCTGCGTCGCTCATTCTTCTGGTGCTCCTTGAGCATCTCGAAATACCGTTCCGGGCAGGTCAGCTGGAGGTAGGCCAGCAGGTCGATCCCAACTGAGCGCTTACCCTCGTTGAAAGCCATCTGCATGGCGTTCGTGCTGAAGGTCTGCGCCCAGGGGCTCGCATCTGCCAGGAGATCCCACATCACCTGCCGACCGCGCGGATTGGACATGAGCCATTTGATACGCTCGGCCTTGGCCAACCGCTTGCGCTGCTCTACTTCAGCGTGGCGCTGGTGCTCCCTTTCGAGGGCTCGCGGCGAGGTCGGGTCATAGGTATGGCTCATTGCGGGGCAGTTTAAATAGGTCGCAATGAGCTATGCGTACCGCGCCTAGGGTTGCGAGAGCCGATAGGTGGCCTCGAACTGCTCGGCCGTCATGTAGGTCTGGTAGCCGTTCGCGTAGAGGATGTAGTACCCGCCCGGCTCGGGCTTGTACTTGGCGATGAAGTCGTTCGTGACCGGGAACGGGCTACGCTCCGGGTCGGCCGGGATCAGCATCGAACCTTCAAAGCCGGCGGGCGGCAGGATCTCTGCGATTCGCAGCGCCCAGACGGTGAATGGGCGCTCATATTTCGGCATGTCGGGCAAGTCAGGCTCCAGGAAGGGTGTAGCCGCTGAACTGGTTGATCAGGTCGGACAGGCCATTGGGCTGGCTGGTATTGATGCTGCCCAAGTCCTTGGCCACGCCGCCGGCCACCTCGGCGGCCTGCGCCATCGCTGCGGCCTGTTGCTGCTGGGCGCGCTGCTGGCGGATCATCACCACCTGCTCGTTGCCCACGATCATGCGGGGGTCCACGCCGAGCTGGTCGGCGTACTGGTCCACCCACTCGTCGCCGTTGAACTTGTCGAGCACGTCGGGTTTAATCTGCGCGACCTGGCCTAGGCCGAGCACGAAGCGGTCGGTGCTGTTCACGCCGACGGCGCGCTGGGCCTGCGCCAGCATCGAAACGAACTCGATGTTGAGCTCCTGCCCCTGCATCTCCTCGGGTGCCGGCGGGAACAGGCCGAGACTCATCATGCGGTCGAACGCATACTCCACCAGCGGGTTGAGCGCCTCATCGTGCAGCCGCTCGATCGTCGGCCCGATCATGACCAGCTTCTCCTCGTGCCGCTCGGCCACCTCGGTGGCGGTCATGCGCGTGGTGGCCGGGTCCGACAGGCTCAGGAACATGTCTACGAAGAAGCCGCGCTTAATGCGCTGGCGCACGTCCACAATGTCGTTGAGCAGATACTGCAGGTTCAGGCTGACATCCCACATGCTGCGGATGCCGGCGCCGGGGGTGGCCGCGTCGTAGAACGTGACGCCACCTGGCAGCATCTGCACGTCGCGGTTTTGCAGGCTGGTCGGCACCTGCAGGGGCGGCTTGGTCTGGTAGTCGATGCCCTCGGCCTTGCGCAGTTGCTCGTGCTGGAGCTGCTTCGTGCTGCCTAGCACGAGCATGCCCGGACTGTTGCCGTAGATGTCGCCGCCATACACGGACCAGCGCGGCACGATGGCCGGGAAGCGGTCAAACCCGCTCTTGCGCAGCCACTGGCCGTCCTTGGCGCCTTCCTCCATGTACCAGGATTTCCACGCCATGTTCTGCGCGTCGCGCTTGGACGGGTCGCGGTCGGCGTTGGGTTCGACCAGTTGCACGATCGTCACCCAGGCGTCCAGCTCGTGGTTGTCGTACAGGCTCTGCGTGGACGGACACACCTTGTCGTAGCCAAATTCCTTGACCATCTGGCCGACCGTCTTCTGGTAGCGGCGCGCGAGGGTGTCCACCTCGCCGCGGTAGTTGGCCGAGATGCGGTATTCGCCCGTGGTGAGCGGGTAGTGATGGATGACGGTATTGAAGTCGTCCATCATGAACGAGGCGGCCGTGCCGTAGACGCCCAGCTCCTGGTAGATCGTGTGCAGCGTGTTGTACGTGTTCGAGCGCTGGAACAGGTCCAGCATGCGGCGCGTGCACTCGTTCAGCCACAGCTTCACGCTGTGGTACTGGTTCAGCTCGGGGTCGGCCGTCTGCAGCCGAAACCACGGCCGGGCCGGGCTCGACATGCCTGCCTGCAGGCCGGCGGCCAGCACGTTCAGTGCGAACGTGGCTTCCTCGTCGTAGATGTTGCCGTAGCGCTTGCGCCCGTCGTTGCGGTCGGTGTCGTAGTAGCGGCCCGAGAACGGCAGCATGAAATCGGTGACGTCCTGGTAGACGCCACGCCACGACTGCCAGTCGAGATCCAGCCCCGTCCAGCGACGGTAGATCTCGTTGCGGTCCATCCTGGTCCGGTTATCGGTCATGCGTCAGGCCCCTAGCAGGGTGCCGCCCCCGCCCGAACCGGTGAGCAGGGTGGAATACCCCGAGGCGCCGCCGCCGTAGCCGGTGTCGAGGCCGTACACGGGGGCCTTGCTGGCTTGGCGCGGCCGGTTGGCCTGCGCCGTGGCGGCAGCCTGATCGGCGGCGAGCGCATCGGCCTTGGCCTGCGTCTTCGCGGCGCGCTTGCCCAGCACGTCGGCCGGATCACCGATCCACGTGTCGGTCAGCCCCAGCGGGTCGGCCAGGCGGGCGGTGGTCTTGTTGTTGAACACCCCTACCGGGTCGGCGATCTTAGCGACGCACATGGCTCAGAACGATTTGTTTGTGCTGGTTGTCCATGCCTCAGGCTCCGAGCAGTTGGGTCGTAGGTTTGTTGCCGCCGTACAGCCGGCGCGCGGACAGCGAGAGCGGATCGGTCACGCCCTGGTAGCCAGTCAGGAGCGTGCTGCCCTGGTTCTGGAACCCGAGGTTGTTGGTGCCCGTGCCAGCCGCAGCCGACAGATCCTGCTGCGTGCGGCCCTTGGCCTCGTTGACGTTGGCCAGTGCCTTGTTGGCATCGGCAAGCGTCTTCTGGCTCGCATCGAACGCCTTGCGGTCGCGGTCGATGGCGGCGTTCTGGGCCTTTTCCTGCTGGTTGGTCGAATAGACCTGGCCAGCCAGGGCGATGCCAGCGGTAACGAGGGGGACGACGGCCGGGCCGCACATAGGCCGCTCCTTTAGCGTTTGGTGAGATTTGCGTACGGATCGTACGCACCGCGCGCGCCCCTATGCGTACCCGGCAGGTCCGAGCGGCGCGGCGTGTCCAGCCGGGCCAGCATCAGCGCGCTGGCGTAGTCCGGGCTGCGCCCAATACGATCGATGATCTCCTCGCGGCTCTCCACGTAGATCGTGCGGCCCTGCAGGTGCCAACGCGGGGCGCACAGATCGGCCAACAGGCGCTGGTCCGACGGCAGGGCGATGCCCGTGTCGTTGGCCGGATCGAGGTCTTCGCGCAGCTTCCACCACAGCTGGGCGCGCTGGTTCGAGAAGCCGAGGCGCCCGGACTTGTCGCTCTCGGTGGCCTTCTCGGCCACGTTGACGCCCGTGACCTGCTGACCGGCCTGGCGCAGGAAATCGTAGGGGCTGGCGCCCACGCCGATCACGTCGATGTGCACCGGCGCACGGTCGCGCATGGCGGCGATCACGAGCCCAGCCACGCGCGGGCCGTCGGGTGTCTCGGTGCCGGGGTAGACCAGCAGCTCGTCGTACCAGTTGCCGTGGCGGCAGGCGATGACGGTCTGGTCCTTGCCGCCGCGCGCCACGTCCACGCCCATGGAATCCATGCGGGGTTTGGGCGTGCGCGCCTTCCATCGGCCCATGGCGGCCTCCACCCAGGCCGTGGGGATGACCTGCCACGGGTCGTCCTCCATGCCGGCGGCGAAGTCGCCCTTGAGCATCTGGCTACGCAGGGGTTCCGGGAGCGATTGCAGCTGTGCCATGTAGCCAGTCCCCAGCAGGTAAGGGTTATCACTGATGCGCGACGGAATGAACGTGCGCGACTGCGGCGTGATGATGTCGTCGGGCGCGTGCTGCTTCGGGTCGAAGGCGTAGCTGGGCTCGCCATCGACCAGCACGAAGGGCGCCGGCCCATCGACCCACACATCGCGCCCATTGGGGTGGTTTGCGCTGGCCGGCAGGCTGGCGGCGTAGCGGATCTCGCCCGGCTTGGCCCGGTTGGGGAACTTGTCATCGAGCCAGGGCGCGAAGAACTCGATCACCCAACGGCCTTCCGCGCTGGTGGGCGGGTTGAACGTGAACAGGGCCTGACAGCGCTGGCCGGCCACCGTGGAGCGCAGCCAGCCGAGCAGGAAGCGGATCTGCGAGATCAGGAAGTTCGTGGCCTCGTCGAACACCAGCAGGTCATGCGGGCGGCCCTGGAATTTCTTCTCGTCGCCGGCATTGGGCACGGCGCCGAGCTCGATCTGCAGCGGCACGCCGTCGCGCCGCTTGATGCGCCAGATGTTGTCCTTACCGTTGTAGCCATCCTTGGTGCCCAGAAGCTCCTCCAGGCGATCGTTGATGCCGGTGAGCTCTGTACCTACCCGGCGCAGGATCATCGCCTTACGGTGCTGCGTGAGGGTCTTGCCGCAGGCTAGATCGGTCTTGCCTCCGCCCGCCGCGCCACCGTAGCCGATGATGGTGGCCTCGGACTGGTAGGCCATGATCTGCGGCCCCGGCAGCGGCCGCCAGATGGCTTTGTCGGCTGCCAGGATGGCGTCCACCTCGGCGCGCTCTGCAGCGGTGAGGTAGGGCAGCAGGGCGGCGATCTCCTGCGGGCTCATACCAGCGGCTCGTCGTCCTCGTCCTTGCGCTGCTGGCCGATCGCCAGCAGTTTGGCCAGGCGCGCGGCGGCCGAGGCGTCATCGGTGGGGATAGGGCCGCCGTCAGGGCCGCTGATCTCCTGAGCCACGCGCTCGCCGTACTTCTTCGGCGCCAGCTTGGACATGGCCCATTTGCGGGCGTCCACGCGCAGCTTGGACCGCGCGATCACATCCCAGTCGGTTTTCTTGTTGCCGTCGTCGTCCGTGTAGGTGTCGTTCGATCCGTCGTCGCTGATTTCGATGATCTGGTCCAGGTACAGCTCGGCCTGGTCTTCTCTCGCTCGCGCGTACTGCTTGTGGAAGCCGTCCACATCTCGCAGCCAACGGAACACCGTGGACTGATCGGGCATTCCATCGTCCTTGCAGATACTCCGAAGGGATTCCCCGCGCGCAATGCGCTCGCAGATCAGCGAGGCTGTTTCGGGTTTGAAGGTGCTAGGGCGTCCAGTCATGCCCCGCATTTTGCTAAACACAGCCGCCGCTATGCGTACTACCCCAAAACCACTGTCCGCCACCCCACTGCCACGCCCACCCGCCGCCGGCCCTTCACGATGTCATTGATCGTTGACTTCGTCGTCTCGAACTTCTCGGCCAGGTCCACGCACCTCACACCCTCCGCGTACAGCCGGCGGATCAGCTCCACCTCGTGGTTGGTGAGCCGTGCCCGGCCATGGTCCTCCCCGACCCGGGCGCCCTTGTCGCCCACTGCCACAACACGCTTTTCCATGTTGCCCTCCCGTCCAAAAGACGGCGCCCAAGGCCGGGCGCCTTACCACCCTTACCACCACACCACCTACTTCCTAAAACCTCCTATTTCTCCCTATTTACACACATGTAACAACTATAAAGGTGGTAAGGGTGGTAAGGGTGGTAAGAAGCCTTTAAAATCAAGGACTTGGAACATTACCACCTCATTTTCGAGGTGGTATCAGGTGGTTAGGTTCCCTTCGCCCAAACCTTGCGCGCTTTCTTTTCCACCCATTTCGTCACCCGCACATACCCCAAACTCTGCAAAATTTTGCTAACGCGCATTTCTTCGCGCTTTCCGATGCGCTCGGCCGTCAGTCGGATCGCGCCTTGCAGCACGTCCACAACCTGCAAAAATTCGCGCGTTTCAGGCGCACCCCCCTCATCCATCACATCCGCGTCCTTCAGCCACGCCTCGATCAGCGGCGTCCACGGGTCGCTGATCTTGTGATCGGCGTGCACACCGCGCGCCAAGCGCTCGGCGTCGGCCCAGTCGATCCCGGCCGTGGTGAAGGCGTCGCGCCCCTCGGCCCACAGCTGGAGCACGTCGCGCTGCACGGCCACCACATCGCAGCGCCCCACCTTGACCGGCAGCCAGCGCCGCTCGCCTGTCTCGTCGGCCAGGAACTCCTCCTGGTTGGTGGTCCCAAAGAACAGGAAGCGCCGGGCGAACGTGGTGTTGAACTCCTTGTAGAGCACGCGCCACTCCTCATGGGTGCGGCTGATGAACGCCTTGATGGACTCCGCATCGCGCGTGTGCAGCCCCCGCAACTCGCCCAACTCCACCACCAGCCGCCCGCGCATGCGCCGGCTGGCCTCCGCGTCGCGCTCGGCCAGGTTCAGCTCGGTGAAGAAGTCAGGGGCCGGTGACAGCGCCTTGACGGCGCGCGTCTTGCCCGCGCCCTGCTCGCCCACGAACACGGGCACCATGGGCGCCTCGCAGCCCGGGTCGAGCACGCGCCCGGCCAGCGCCGTCCAGATGTAGCGGGACACCGCGCGGGTGTACGGCGTGTCGGCCACGCCCATATAGATAGACAGGAAGGTATCGATGCGCCGCCGGCCGTCGTGGGCGAGTGTGCCGATCCACTCCTTGGCCGAGTCGAACCGGTTCTCGTCAGCCACCAGCCACACCACGTCGCGCAGCGCCTCGCGGCTGATCTTGGAGAATCCGTTCTGTTCGAGGTGGATCTGCAGGCGGGTGTAGTCGGCGTCGGTGAAGCTGCGCCAGTCATCCGCGTCCTTCTCGGGGCTGGCCAGCATGATCTCGGCCCGGAACTCGTCGAAGCGGATGCGCACACCGGCGCAGCGCGGATCGCGCATGGCCAGGGTGAGGTTTTCGACACACGCTATTATGATCCCTTTCTCGGTACGGCGAAATCGCGGCATGGGCGCCTCGGGCCGGCCCTTGGCATCCACCAGCGCCGGCAGCGCCTCGAACTCGGCCGCCACGTCCTCCTGCCAGCCGTGCTCGCGCGCCACGCGCCACAACGTGCCGACGGTGATCGCCCCGTTCTCGGCCCCGTTGTCGTCGCTGATGTAGGGCCACACGCGTTCGTCCAGGAACTCGGGGGTGTACTTGTCCGATCGGGCGCTGAATTCGTGCAGCAGGGCCAGGCCCGCCTCCCCAGCGCCGTTGTGCACGGCGAAGGCGAGATCGCGCCACTGGTCATAGGGCAGACCGTCGCCTTCGTTGGGGATGGCCGCCAGTGCCGCGCGCATGCGTTCGATCCCGGCATCGGCCCCCGTCACCACCGGGCGCTCGACGATCTCGCGCGCCACCACGGGCACGGCCGGCGAGAGCGGCCACTCCATCGCAGCGGCGTCGTCCTTGGCTAGGTCAGCCAGGGTCAGGGGGCACAGCGGCACGCTGGCGCCGGCCAGTGGCAGGATGAACATGTTGCCGAACTTGCCCTCGGCCACACTGTTCTGTTTGGGGAAAATCTCCACCTCTTTCTTGGCGACCCCGCCGTCACCCGGCTTGAACCCCCGGGCCTCCAGCACCATGCGAAGCAACACGCGCACACTGTAGGCGTCCTGCGGCTGCTCCCACAGCAGGTACAGGTGCAGGCCCCTGCCACCCGTGGAGCGGAAGGCCAGCGGCGCCATGCCATACGCCTCCAGCTCGTCGATCAGCGCCTGCGCCGCCACCAGCATGTCGGGCCAGGATGTCTCGCCCTTGTGGCTATCCAGGTCGAGCACGGCCACCATGGTGGTGGTCTGGCCCGGGCGGATCGGCGCCGCGCCATAGGCAGGTCCGCCATTCACGTGCTTGTCCAGCTTCGCGGCCGTGAGCGGCGCATCGATGCGCCGGGGGCCGTCGTCGGTCTTCTTCCAGCAGATGTCGGTGCGCACCCGGCTGGTGATCGGCTCCAGGGCCTTGACGAGATCGGGGTGCTTCATGCAGCGCCCCATGCGTAAAACGTAACCATGTGTGATTACTCCGTCTCAAAATGACGAGAGCCCCGGAGGAGGCACTGCGGGCGCCAACCCTTCCGGCCAAGTAAACCGGTGCAGTACCCCCTCCGGGGCTCACTTGTTTCTAAAGGTTGGCACCCCGGATGCTAAACCCTTTTCAGCAAAATGTAAAACCCGCCATGGAGGCGGGTTTGTGTCACACTGCGGTGCCCGCCGTGAGGGCGGGTCGTGGTTATCCCTTGGCGCGAATTTGCAGCAAA